CGATAAAATGTAGCCCTATAGAGGGGACGCCCTTTATGTTGTTTGAGAGTAAAGACAGATGCTTAACGTTTGCCCACGAGGCGGCAAGGGCAATAGTCCTTCAAATAAATGACAAAGATTATTCTGTGGCGTATAGATGTGTAATGGTAAAAGGCTCGCAACACACGTAGGAAAATATTATGATGGCATCAAGAGGCATGGGGGACATCAATCCCCAGAAAATGCCAAAAGTTAAAAAGATGAAACGCCGTGATGACACGGACTTTGAGCAATACGATAAGGGTGGTAAGGTAAACGCCGCAGGTAACTACACCAAGCCCAAGTTGAGAAAGAAAATAGTGGAGCAGGTTAAAGCTGCTGCTACGCATGGTACTGGTGCTGGGGAATGGTCGGCCAGAAAAGCACAGCTTGTGGCTAAGAAATATAAAGCTGCTGGCGGAAGTTATAGGGATTGATGTGAAAGCACCTCAAAAATCTCTTAAAGATTGGGGCGAGCAGAAGTGGCGCACTAAGTCGGGTAAACCGTCTAGCAAAACGGGAGAAAGATATTTACCCGAAGCTGCCATTAAGTCTCTATCGTCAAAAGAGTATGCGGCAACGACAAAGGCAAAACGTGAGGGTAAAGCTGCTGGCAAACAATTTGTAGCACAACCCAAAACAATAGCAAAGAAGACAGCGAGATTTAGATGACTACTACCGGCTCCTCCATTTTCAACATGGAATTCTCAGAGATTGCTGAGGAGGCATGGGAGCGGGCCGGTCGTGAGATGCGTTCTGGTTACGATCTTCGCACCGCTCGCCGGTCAATGAATCTTTTAACCATTGAGTTTGCAAACCGTGGTTTAAACATGTGGACTATTGAGCAGGGTTCTTTTAATCTGACTCCCGGTTTAAATACTTACCCACTTCCTACGGATACGATTGATCTGCTAGATCACGTTATTAGGACGGGCGCAAACAGCTCTTCTACTCAGGCAGATTTAAATATTACGCGTATTAGTGTTTCTACTTACGCCACTATCCCCAATAAAATTACACAAGCCAGACCTATTCAGGTTTGGATTCAACGTCTTTCTGGTGAAACAAATCCTACAGGATCCACATTAAATGGAAATATTACTGCATCTAATACAACCATCACGCTTAGCTCGGTTGTTGGATTGGCTGCTTCGGGTTATATCCGGCTAGATTCTGAAACCATTTACTACAACTACATAAGTGGTAATACGATAAACAACTGCTTCCGCGCACAGAATGGAACCACTGCGGCCTCTCATACTACCGGCACGGCAGTTTTTGTGCAGCAACTTCCAGCCGTGACTGTATGGCCCACACCTGATTCCTCTGTTCCGTATCAATTTGTATACTGGAGAATGCGAAGAATCCAAGATGCGGGAAATGGTATCCAGACGGCAGACATGAACTTCCGCTTCCTGCCGTGTTTGGTGGCGGGATTGGCTTATTACATTGCCATGAAAGTTCCAGAACTTATGAATAGAGTAGAGATGCTCAAAGCAATCTATGACGAACAGTTCAACTTGGCAGCAGCAGAAGATCACGAAAAAGCAGCCATTAGATACGTACCAAGACAGATGTTCATAGGCGGGAGTACGCCGTAATGGGTAACAGGTTTGCTAGTGGTAAGTTTTCAATTGCAGACTGTGATCGTTGTGGGCAAAGGTTTAAGTTAAAACAGTTAAAGTTTGAAGTTGTAAAGACCAAGCTGTACCAGTTAAAAGTCTGTCCTGAGTGCTGGGATCCGGACCATCCTCAACTTCAATTGGGTATGTATCCGATTGACGATCCGCAAGGTGTTCGCCAGCCAAGGCCAGATATAACGTATGTTACGGCTGGTTTGAATTACAATGGGTTGCCCACTGGCGGTTCTAGAGATATCCAATGGGGCTGGAATCCTGTTGGCGGAGCTAGTCAGTTTGATGCATTATTAACTCCTAACTATTTAGTTGGGATATCGCAAGTAGGTACTGTAACGGTTAGTTAAGGAGTAGACATGGAAACTAAACAAGTGAAACAAATCGCTGACGTGGAAGCCAAGAAAGTAGTCAAGGCCCACGAAAAGAAGATGCATCCCGGCGCAAAGAAGTTTGCCAAGGGCGGCGTAACAAATGAAATGTTGGTTAAACACGGTCGCAACATGGCCCGCGTTATGAACCAGCGTGGCTCAGGCCGAGGTGGTTAACATGGCCAAATTCAGCAAAAAAGTAATGGGTAAAGAAGTTGGTCAAGCCAACGTCTACGCAGAACCCCATACCATGACTGGTAAAGTTGTAAAGCCAGAAGACGTAAAAGGCGCGGGTTATCCCGAAGAGGCCAAGACTACGGGCATTAAAATCCGTGGTACTGGCTGCGCCACTAAGGGCACAATAGCAAGAGGTCCGATGGCATGAACTATGCCGAGCTTGTAGTTGCTGTTTCAGATTACTGTGAGAACACGTTTCCCACGGTAGATATGAACACGCTCATCCGTCAGGCGGAGCAGCGTATCTACAACTCAGTTCAACTTGCCAACTTAAGAAAAAACGTGACGGGTACATTTACTCTTAACAACAAATACCTTTCCTGTCCCTCGGATTTTCTCTCTGTCTACTCTATTGCGGTCATCAAACAAAACGGCGACTATTTGTATTTATTGAATAAAGACGTAAATTTTATTCGGGAGGCGTATCCAAGTGCATCAGATACAGGATTACCTAAACACTATGCGATCTTTGGTCCACAGTATACAAATGAAGCCGAGCTTTCTTTTATTGTGGGGCCAACCCCGGACTATTCTTACTCTACAGAACTACACTATTATTATTATCCCGAGTCTATAGTCACCGCAGGTACGACTTGGCTGGGCGATAACTTTGACTCCGCTCTCCTTAACGGCACGATGATTGAGGCCATTACTTACATGAAGGGCGAGCCCGACATGGTTAAGTTGTACATGGACCGCTATGCTCAGTCTATGGTCTTGTTGAAGAACTTGGGCGACGCAAAACAGCGTATGGATGCGTACCGTGACGGTCAGGTTCGCAACCCCGTTATTTAGAATGTAACGTTTCATTATGATTGTCCAAGGCCAAACCACCAGCTTCAAAGCCGAGTTGTATCAAGGGGTTCATAACCTATTGACCAACACGCTGAAGATCGCCCTTTACACGGCGTTGGCTGATCTTAATGAGAACACGACTGTCTACTCTACGGCCAATGAAATTGTTGGAACCGGGTACACAGCCGGCGGAAAAACGCTAACAGGTGTGACTATTGGCACTTCTGGTTCGATAGCCTACGTTAATTTTAGTAACGTGGTGTGGACTCCCGCATCATTTACCACACGTTGCGCGTTGATTTACAACAGTTCCCAAGGAAACAAGTCTATTGCGGTACTTGATTTTGGATCTGACAAAACTGCAACAAATACATTTACAATCACTATGCCAGCCAATACGGCTACTTCTGCTTTAATTCGCACGTCTTAAGAGGACAGATATGAACCAAAACGAAACAATCCAAGCAACCGATAGCGCATCTGTGTGCATCGAGCGCCTGTCTTCTTTGAACGAAGAGTCAAAGCTCACAGGTTATTTTCACGTAGAGTGTCTGGGTCCAGACGGACAAGTCAAGTGGACTGATACGTTTAAGAATCAAGTCACCACAGTGGGTGCCAACTTTATGTTGAACCAAACTTTTACAGGTTCCAGCTATACAGCCGCTTGGTATCTTGGTCTGGTAACTGGTCCGGGCGCAGGTAATACTTATCTTGCAGCCAACACTATGGCGTCTCACGCTGGCTGGACTGAGAACACTTCTTACTCAAATGCAACACGGCCTGTGATGGCGTTTAGTGCAGCCTCTGGTGCGGCTATTTCCACCTCTGCTGCTGTGTCTTTTAATATTAACGCTACCGCTACGATTGCTGGTGCGTTCGTAACGACCGACAATACAAAAGGCGGAACGACCGGTACTCTGTACTCGGCTAAAAACTTTACGGGCGGAGATCGTGCCGTAGCATCAGGCGACATCTTGAATGTCAGCTACACAACTACTATTACGGTGTAATCATGGCAGCATCATTTAAACTTGGACAAGTCGTTAAACTGGTTCAGACAATCCCCGTTGGTCCTGTTAAGCAGTTAGCCGTAGATCAGAATGGAAACATTTCCTATTTGATCGAATGGAAAGACAGCGAAGGAAAAAACCAACAGCGGTGGTTTAAAGAATCTGAACTTGCTGCGGCGTAATCATGGCCGCCGGATGGGGATCTGGCTCTTGGGGTCAAGTAGGCTGGGGGATGTCTCTGTATGAAGAGTCCTCTAGCGAAACCTCGTCCGTCTCCGATGATGTAGTAAATGCATTAAACGCCGCTGCAAGCATAGCGGAAACCGTATCCATAGTAGACGACACAACGGTACAGAGCGCGTTTAACGTAGACGTTTCTGAGATTGTAGCGGGAACAGATACACCGGTTTCTACGGTTGTGTTCCAAAACCAGATAGCCGAGACTCAATCTGCCTCAGATGAGTTTACAAATACGCTAAATGCCGCTGCGTCTATAGATGAAACATTTACGTTAAATGACTCATTAACAAACCTATTGACAATTTCTGGCGTTATTAATGAGTCACAGGCGGCTGCTGATACAATTGATGGTGGTCAGGTTGCTGTAGGAGCAATAGATGAAACCCAATCTTTGTCGGATTCTGTTGAAACTACGGCAACTTTATTGGGTAATATTGACGAAACCGCTGCGGTTTTTGATGACATAAGTGCAATTTTGGCTAGGGAGGGTCAGATAGATGAGGTTATTTCTGCATCAGATTTGACGACAAACACATTAAATGCTATAGCTTCTATTGCTGAAAATGTTGTTTTAGGCGATAATTTTGTCAATTCGCTTGTGGCTTTTGTAAATATTTCAGAAGCCGTAGCTGCTGCCGACGCATTTAGTGCGCGTTTGTTCTGGGAGCCAATTGACGATTCTCAGGCGACGACTTGGAATAACATAAACGATACGCAAACGCCGGGATGGACAGAAGTAAATGATGTACAGTCACCGAATTGGACGCCAGTAGCGGCTTGAGGATAAAACATGGCATACACAACTTTATTGGGATTGTCTTTACCGACCACGGGAACCTTAGCGGGAACTTGGGGCGACGAGGTAAACAATGCCATCACCTCTCTTTTAGATACCGCAGTAGCCGGTACAACAACTCTTAACACTGACGCAGATGTGACGTTGACCACCACAACTGGTGCGGCCAACCAAGCTCGTCAGGCAATTATTAACTGGACGGCAAACGGCACGGTAACTAGAAACATTACCGCACCCGCCCAGTCAAAGATCTATGTAGTGCGTAACGCAACAGCGGGTACACAAAACATAGTTATACGTGGCGCTGGTCCTACGACTGGTGTTACAATTGCGCCGGGGCGCACCGAACTTGTAGCGTGGAATGGTTCTGATTTCGTGTCTATTGCACAAGGTCCGGGAGTGAGTGGCGGAACTTTTTAACTGGAGAGAAGTATGGCGAGAACGATGTCCAAATCATTGGACGGGGTGGGTGTATCTGCACCGATGCAGATTAATGTAAACATCACACCAGTCAATGTAAGCGTGGCGGTAATTTTGAGTCAGGGTGCGATTCTTACGTATACGATAGAACACATCTACGAGAACATTTGGACCCCCGATAGCGAGCCGAATCCTACTTATTTTCCATTTCTTGTTGATAAAACAGAATCAGCAGATGGATATTACGCATTTCCCATAACCGGAGTGCGTCTTAGGATAACGGCGCATGTACAAGGAACTGCGACGTTAAAGGTAATTCAAGCCGGTACAAGTTAAAATGGCTGAGAGTTACATTGGCTCTACTACAAAGAGCTCCATATACGGACGAGTGTATGGAACGGCGGGCGCGAGCAGTGATACAATCATTGCAAAGAGATATGTTTTCACGGAACCTCATATTCTTTGGCTAGTGACACATAATTTAAACACAAAAAACTTTACAATAGGGCTTCAAGATTCCGACGGTAGAGAGTTTTTTGCAGGGGTTGAAGCCTTGGATAACAACCAGTTTTTAGTTAGGCTGACCGAGCCGACAAGCGGATCAGTTAATGCGATATTCTTTGTTTAAGGCTTTTATGACATTTGAAATTGTTATCCCCAAGAAAGATCTTCACCTATCAGCTTATATGAAAGCTCACGGGGCTGTTCTAAAAAACTACAAGAACGGAACTTTTTATTTTGAAAGCGATATACCAGAACTAGAGTGGCGGGTTAAACATGCGGGCTCTGATGCCCTTCGTGTTGACCAAGAACTTCTTGCTTTAAAGCGGTTTGTGGTGTAAAATTTTTTAAGCGTGAGTCGTGTCGAGAACAGATTTATATAAATCATTTAACACTTAATTTTGGAGTATGACTCATGGCTAATTTCCCAGTATTTCACGGTATTACCCTTGCGGCTAATGCCTACGTAGAAAACCTCAACATTGAGCGCTTGGCTACCGACCCATCCCCAGTTGATGCCGGTCGCATTTGGTTCAACACTACCGACAAGGTAGTTCGTTATTCTTCTTTGAACAGCTCTGGTGGCGTTATCGTTCGCACCATCAAGGACGCTGAGTCCGCAGCTACTGAGTTGGCCGCTGTTCAGGCTTCTGTTGCTGCCGAAACAACTCGCGCTACTGCCGCTGAAGGCGTTCTGACTTCTAGCATCGCCGCTGAAGTTACACGCGCTACTGCTGCTGAAGCTGCTCTGGACGCTAAAATTAACCAGACTAAAGCTGACTTGCTCGGCGGTATCCCTCCTGCTTTGTTGGACACCATCACAGAATTAGCTGCTGCTCTGGAAAACAACCCAGACATCATCAGCGTGTTGGAAGGCATGATTGCCGCCACTCAAGCTGAAGTTGACGCTGAAGAGACCCGTGCCGCTGCCGCTGAAGCCGCTCTGTCTGGCCGTATCACTACTGAAGTTTCTGATCGCCAAGCCGCAGTTAGCGCAGAAGCCACTACCCGTGCCGCTGCTGACACAGCTTT